CATCGGCTTGCGCTTGGCCGCCGGCTTGCGCTTGGCCGCCGGCTTGCGCTTGCGCTTAGGCATCGGCTCCTCCGCTCATCTTCTCGCGGACCCTGCGGACATAGGCCTGCAGGACGGCGATCGCCTTAGGCGGGTCGTTCGGGTTGCAGGCCTCGCCGACCTCGCTCGGCATGCGCTCCATCATCTCGAGCCATTCGCCCGTCAGCTGAAGCATGGCCTCCTTCGCCTCCGAGGCCTTGATGTATTCGCGGGCCATGATCGCCCGACGCTCGGCCTCGGCCTCGAGGTCGATGAGCTTGGCCGTCGCCTGGTTGTACTGCGTGTGATACTTCGCCTGATCCCTGTCCCCGGTCTCCATCGCCGCCTGCCAGACGTCGCGCGCCCGACTGACCAGGACGTTCTGCCGATGGATGCGCTGCTGGATCGTGCCGTCGTCGAGGGACGTGGGTTCGGTCGGAACCGGCGCCGCGGCCGAACGTGCGGCGGCCCTGGCTTCCCGCCATGCGACCGCCTCGGCCACGCTGCCCGTCGGCATGCCTTCGCGCCGTAAGACGCCGACACGCGGGATCGGGACGCACGTCAACGCCCTGGCCTCGACGAGCTGGGGGTCGCTGGCCGTGGACATGCTCAAGGCGAAGGAGGCGAGCGACACCTATTCCGACGAGGAACTGAGGAAGCAATTCAAGATGAAGTATCTCGCCATTCCCTGGAGCGACGACGGCGGGTCGATGGTCGTTTCCAACGAGTCGGCCGACTACGCCATGGAGGACGACTGGGAGGCCGAGGCCGTCATCACGCCTTCGGGCAAGGTGGTCGACAAGGAGGGAGCGCCGGACGGAAGCATCCCTTTCCGCGTCTGCGGCATCGACGTTCAAAGAGGATACTTCTATGCGGTCGTCCGTCGGTTCGCGAAGAGCGGGCATAGCCGGCTCAAGGCCTTCGCCAAGGTCGAGACGTGGCAGGACCTCGACGCCTTCGTCAAACTCAATGGCTGCCACAAGGCCCTCTGCCTCGTGGACTCAGGAGACCAGACGCAGGAGATATATCGGCAGACCGCCCTGCGCGGGTGGAAGTGTTCCAAGGGTTCGGGCCAGGAGTCCTTCGCCGTGAGCGACCGCGACGGCAACACCGTCCGCCGATTCTATTCCGAGAAGCAGGCCGTCATGGTACCGGGCGTCCCGCAGCGCGCGTGGCTCATCTCGTTCGCCAACACCCCTGCCAAGGACCTCCTCCACGGCCTGCGGGCGAGGAAGGTCTTTTCATTCGCCCGTGACGCCTCGCCCGAATACGTCGAGCAGCTGAACGCCGAGGTCCGCGTCAAGGACCGCCGGACGGGCAAGGCGACTTGGATCATGCCTCAGGGGAAGAAGGACAACCACGCCCTTGACTGCGAAATCCTCGCCCTCCTGGTCGCCGTCCGCTGGGGCGTGGTCGGTCGGGAGGCCACGGCTGACGACTTGCAAAAGGACGGAGGGCCGTCAGAGTGAAGGCAAGAGAGACGGTCCCGGAGCGTCGTCGGAGTGTGCGCCGACCGGGGCATAGGGCCGGGGCCGTTTCTCCCCTCCGTTGCCTAGGCCCGCAGATTTATGCAAGGACTGTTCATCGGATTGTCGGAAGACGAGCTGCTCGCGATCAAGGCCAAGGCGGTCTCTATGATCATGGAGGGCAAGGTACTCATGTCCTACGCGGACTCATCCAGCTCGGCGACGAAGCAGTTCGCCTTGCCGCCCAAGGAGATGCTCGCCGAGGCCATGGGGGCGCTGTCTCAGCTCGACCCTCAGAAGTACGGTCGTCGCCGCAACGTGATCAATGTGCGCTACGACAACCGAAACAACGACTCTAACTATGGCCTCTAAGTCTCGCAAGAAGACCACCCCTAAGACCGCCGCCAAGGCGCCGAAGAAACTGCTCAAGGGAGCGGCCGGCCTTCCGCAGCCGCAGGCCTCGGCTAACGGTGGCGGAGGCTATCCGTCCGGCCCTCGGTGGGAGAGCGTGACCCAGAGCAACGGTCGCCAGATCATTTACATGGGCGCCAACGTGGACGCCCGACGGGAGATGTCATCCCGCGATCGGAACATCATGGTGAAGAAGTGCCGGAACGCCGAGCGCAACTATGGCCTGTATAATCAGATTCTGAACGACATGGTCTTGTACACCTCGGGCGACGGCATCAAGCCGCAGTCCCACGCGTCGACCCCGGAGGCCGCGCGCGCTTACGAGGAATACTTCGCCGAGAAGGGCAAGCGCATCGACGTGACGAACCGCCTGTCTTTCTACCAAGCGCAGGGAATCGTGGTCAGGTCTCTGATCAGAGACGGAGACTGCTTCGCCGCTAAGGTCCGTAACGTCCGTGACGAAGCCAAGATTCAGCTCATCGAAGCCCACCGAGTCGGAGACCCTGCCGACCGCGACAAGCCCGAACGAGTCTGGGACGGCGTCGAGTTCGGCGACTACGGCGAGGTCGTAGCCTATTGGGTCTACCGCTCCAACGGCTCAAGCCGTCAAGTCCTGGCAAACTCCATGATGCACGTCGTGGACTTCACCTCGTCGAGCGCCGCCCGCGGAACTCCCCTCCTGCAACATTCGGTCAACAGCCTGACCGACATCGACGAGATACTCCAAGCCGAGACTAGGGCTGTCAAGGACCAGTCCGAAGTAACGCGCGTCCTGAACAAGGCTGGCGGTTTCGTCGACGATAACATGGCCGCCGAACTTGGCGGAGGCGACCGATGCTATTCCGGCCTCGTCGAACAGGCCGGCGGCAAGCTGCTCGTCCTGGAGCCAAACGAAAAGCTCGAGATGCAGGAGAGCAAGAGGCCGAATCAGACCTTCAACGGATTCATCACGGAGCTCCAGCGTGACGTCGCTTTCGGCTCCCTGCCTTTCGAGTTCGTCGCCAATCCTCAGGCCCTAGGCGGAGCCTCCGTACGCCTCGTCACAGCCAAGGCCGCCCGCGTATTCGGCAAGTATCAGACCATCCTCATCGACCGTTTCTGCCAACCGACCTGGGATTACATCATCGCCGACGGTATCGCCAGGGGCGAGATTCCTGACGATCCGAAATGGTACATGACTTCATGGACCACGCCGAAGAGCGTGACCGTGGACGGCGGCCGTGACGCCGCGAACGACCGCAATGACGTGGAGATGGGTCTCCTCTCCATGTCTGAGCTCTACGCCCAGCGCGGCCTCGACTTCCGCCAGGAGATGGAGAAGCGCGCGCAGGACATGAACTATATCGTCGGCCTTGCGAAGCAGTCCGGCCTCCCGGTCTGGATGCTATACAAGCCCGGCTTCAACTGGCTTCAGCAGGGTCAGGCCTCCAGCCAGACTCCTCCCGACGTGGCCGAGAACCTCGACCTCCCGACGCCTTCCCCTTCCACCCCTTAACATGAGATTCTTGTCCAACGGCCTCCGCGGCCTAGAGCCACTTCTGATCAACCCGGTCCGCGCCAAGGACTACGTCGAGGCCTCAAAGGCCGCCGGCCTCGGCGACATGATCGCGCAGCTCTTCGGCGAAGCGCCCAAGCCCTACGTCGTCGGAACGACCGCGGTCATCCCCGTGTCGGGCCCAATCGGTAAGGGCCTCTCGCCCATTGAGCGCATGATGGGCGGAGCCGACGTCGACGTCATCGCCGGCTGGCTGGAAGAAGCCCAGGACAACCCGGCCGTCGACAAGGTCCTCCTCGCCATCAACTCCCCCGGCGGCACGGTGACGGGCGTCCAGGAACTGGCTGACATGGTCGCCAAGTACAAGAAGCCGACCCGCGCCTTCTCGGATAACATGGCCGCCTCCGCCGCCTATTGGATCGGAAGTCAGGCCGACGAATTCACCGTCACGGGCAGCGCCCAGATCGGGAGCATCGGCGTCTACATGGTCATCCCGAACCTCGAGGAATACTACGCCGCCCAGGGCATCAAGTTCGAGGTCATCGCCGCGGGCATCCACAAGGCCGCCGGCGCCGAAGGCCTGCCCCTCACCGCCGAGCAGCGCGCGTATCTTCAGGCCTCCGTCGAGTCCACCCGCGACGAGTTCCGCGAATCGGTCCGCCGCAAGCGTCGCTTCGTCCGTGACGAGGACATGGAAGGTCAGGTCTTCACGGGCCGAGAAGCCGCCAACCGCGGCCTCGTCACCGGCATCGTCCAGAACCTCCGCGAAGCCCTCGCGACCTTCTGATGCCTCAGACCGTCCCCGTCCCCGACTACGTCTCCGAAGCCGCTCGCCGCGGCCTCGAGTGGCATGCCGAGGGGAAGTCCGGCGACGGCGTGACCGACCAGACGATCCGAGAAGCCCGCGACATGGTCGAAGGTTCCATCTCCGAGGACAAGGTCCGCCGGATGGGGCCTTGGTTCCAGCGCCACCGCGGCGACATGGACGCCCCCAAGAACGACCCGGATAACAAGGACTTCCCCGGAGCGGGCGCCGTAGCCTGGGCGCTGTGGGGTGGGCCTACCTCCGGCGACATCATGCGCGCCGCCAAGTGGGCGGAGGATACCGTCGAGCGTCTTGAATTGGACGACGACGACGAGAGCGAGGAAGAATCCAAGGCCGGACAGTTGCCCACCTCCGCAATCTTTAAGACCATGACCATCGAAGAAAAACTCGCCGCCGCCGAGGCCCTCGTCGCCTCCGCCTCCGCCGAACGTGACGACCTCCGCGCCACCGTGGAGAAGCTCACCGTCGGTTCCGTCTCCGAAGTCGAAGCCCTCAAGTTCGAGGCCTCCGTCAAGGACGCCAAGGTCATCGAGCTCGAAGCCGCCGTCTCCGCCTACGCCAAGCAGGTCGAAGAACTGACCGCCAAGCTCGCCGAACTCTCGGCCGTCCAGGTCAGCGCCAGCGCCGAAGCCGCGACCATCGTCGCCAAGGTCGGCGTGGCCCCCATCGACCTCCCTCAGGGCGACAGCCCGGTCCGCGCCACGGACGCCGAGATCGCCGAACAGTACGCTGCCATGCCCTTCGGCAAGGAGCGCACCGAGTTCCTGAAGAAGAACCGCTCGGCCATCTTCAAGGCTACCAAATAATTTCCTCCAACCCTCACCTGATATACCATCATGCCTAACACCATCGCTGCCCAGCTGATCGTCGACACCCTCGCCGGCCAGACCCAGACCATCCTCGCGAACCGCCTCGCCGCCCTCTCGCACTTCGCCTCCGACTTCTCCTCGGACGTGAAGCGCCCGAAGGACGTCGTCCAGGTCGCCATCGCCTCCGCCGGCTCCTCGACCGTCACGAACCCGACCACGTTCAACACGATTGGCGACTCGACCCTGAGCGCCACCTCCGTCACCCTGAACCACCTCTACCAGCCCTTCGGCCTCGCGTACTCTGACATCCAGAACGCCATCCGCCTGGAGCGCCTGGTGAAGATCAACCTCGACAAGCTGGCCGACTCCATCTGGGCCGCCGCCACCGCCCCGATCACCGTCGCCAACTTCGGCGCCGCCACCGTGACCGCCGCTGATTCGGCCGTCACCCCTGGTTCCGCCAACCTCCGCGCCCTCTGGGCCGGCGTCAGCAAGGCCGGCCGCAAGGCCCTGATCGTGAACCCTGGCATCTACAGCCAGCTCATCCCGACCAGCACGACCTCCCTCCCCCTCGAGAACGGAGCCTATGGCTTCGATGGCGGCGTCTACTACGCTTCCAACTTCCCCTCCGAGGCTAAACTGGCCGGCTTCGCCTGTGCGCCTGAGGCTTTGGCGATGGCCGCTGCGGCCCCGTCCCTCGACCACGTCCGCGACGGCATGCTCGTCTCGGAAGTCGTCCCGGTCGAAGGCCTCGGTCTGAGCATCTACTACAACGTCTGGGCCGACAAGAGCACCCGCTCCCTCGTCGCCTCGGCGGAGCTGATGTTCGGCGCCTCGAAGGCCGTGACCTCCGGCACGATCGCCTCGGTCTACAACCCGTAATCGCCGGGGCTTAAAGCCCCACGAAACGAGACCCCCAGAAATGGGGGTCTTTTTTTTGCCCACCTTTGCAGATTTATGAGCCTGTATTTTGAGTTCCTCCCCGACGCCAAGGAGATCGTGGCCGACCTAGGGATCCCAGGTTCGACCGCCGGCGCCACCCTCACCTTCTCCTGCCTCATCTCAGAACCCGCCTACACCACCGTCCTCGAGGCGGGTGGGTATTGTGAGCGGACCCAATACTCTGTCCGCCTGCCCGCCGTAACGGCCTCCTGGACGAAGCCAGACGGGTCTAATGGGGCATCTGGACCCACCCTCTCGGCCGGGGTCCCTGTCGCCGGACTAGGCATCGGCAAGAAACTTACGGTCGGCGGCAAGGTCGTCCGCATCAACAGCCAGACCTACAAGCCCGGTTCGGCCTGGATCACGCTCGTCGTCATCGACGACAACCAGTAAATGGAAGGCCGCATCGTCCCCCGCAGCCGTGACGAATTCATGGCCGCCATCAAGGCCTTCAGCGAAGGGACGGGCGACGGCATGAAGGATGTCTTCCTGGAACAGGCCGCCCTCTGCTGCCGAGATTCCATGGTCTTCACCCCGCCCATCGTGAAGGCCGGGGGCGACGGCATGAGCAAGGAGGCCAAGCTTGCCGGCGAACTAGCCGTCCAGAAGGACGTGAAATCGGTCATGGTCGGCGAGCGTTCGGGAAGCACCCGTGCCCGCCGCGGCCGCCTGTTCCGCAAACTCGGCAGCGCGTCCTTCACGAACAACCCTGCCAAATTCTGGAAACTTGCCTCGGACAACTCCGACCTGTTCGCCGGCAACGGCCTCTGGAGCCGGATGTTCGGTAACGGCTTCGGGACGCAGAAGGGGTTCAATAAGCTGAAGAACTACTTCGGCAAGATCGGGCAGGAAGAGGCGTCGAACATCTTCAACCGCCCCATCGTCGAAAGCAGGGAGCAGGTCCGACAGATTCACGAGACCTTTAAGAAGCGCTTCGGCGGACGCATCGTCAAGAACGGCGGACCTGGCATCGACTTCTGGCAGCGGACCGTGGTCAAGGACAAGGTCCTCGAGGACTATATCCGCGAGCGCATGAGGATGGTCGGCCGCATCAAGGCCGGCTGGGTCGACGCCCTCAACAAACTGCCCAAGCCGACCAAGCTGACCGGGTCGGCCTCGCGCAAGAACGCAGGCCGCTCCCAGATTCCCCTCTGGATCAAGCGCCACGCAAAGAGCGAAGGATACGCGGTCATGTCCACCCGCCAGGTCGGCGAGCTCATCATCGAGCTGACGGTCGGGAACCGCATCGGCGATACTGACTATGTTGCAACGGACGCCGACACGAAGAACCTAGTCTACGGCAACCGCGTAAAGCAGATGCCTCTTATGCTAGAGAACATGCTCAAGGCCCAGAGGGAAAAATTCAACCGCGGTAAACGCTGACCATCTTATGCCAGGAACCATCTCAGTAAGACACATCGTCGAGGGCGTCCTCGACACCTACCTGACCGCCGAGACCGGCCTTGCCGGCGTGGCCGTCTACACGGGCGATAACGCCGAGATCAACGTGCTGCCCAAGTGCGTCGTCCTCTGCGACTCAGCCAGGGCCCCGGCCGAACTGCCCGAAGGCCTCGGCAATTACCATTGTTCGGTCCGTCTGACCATCTTCTCCAACGCCGACGACACGACCCTGAGCGACCACCGCGCCAGGGTGGCCGCCGCGGCCGGAGCCATGTCCAAGCTGTCCCTCATCAAGGCCGCCTTCGTGACCGGGGGCGATGCGGTCTGCTATGACGTCACCCCGGAAAACGAGGACGAAGGCCGGGACGAGCGCTCCTGGGCGTCGGTCCTGAGCTACGACGTCTTCGTGGTCGTCAACCCGCAGCCGTAAGGGTTGCCCTCCTCCGCAGTTTCAAAGACCATGGCCGCCATTCTCAACGGAACTTCCTGCATCTACGGCATCAACGGAACTGTCGCGAACTTGTTCGTCCAGTCCTTCTCCGTGTCCTCCGGCTTCAACAACGAGGACACCGTCCAGAACGAGGCCGGCCTGACCGTGACCCATCGGCTCGACGATCGCAAGACGACCTTGAGCGTCGACGGGATCTGCAAGTCTGGGACGGTTCCGACCCTCGGTTCCACCCTGACCTTCACGACCAACACTTCCTCGGCCTATGGCGGCGGCGGCGCTTCGACGACCTTCGCCGGAGTCGTGGTCAAGGTAGACGAGAAATCCGTCAACAAGGGTTTCACCAGCGTCTCGGTGGAAGCGGTCGACTACGAAGGCATCACCTACTAATTGACTCCGCCCCGCAAGGGGTAGGATAGGAGGCGTGGACGGAAGATTTCTGCGCGCCTTCACGGACCCGGCCAAGGTGACCTGCCTTGGTCGGACTGTCTATCCCTGGTGCCTCAAGTACCGGGTGCGATTGCTCGCCATCGACTCTCCCTTCGCGGATGATTCTGGACGGCAGCCGACTCCGCTCGACCTGCTGACGGCCGTCAAGATATGCGCCGAGGAACCCCTGGGCGAGCTGACAAAGGCCGAGATAAGGATGGTCAAATTCCTCACCGAACGCCCTGGCAAATTCCTCACCGAGTGCGAGAGGTTCCACGAATACGCCCACGTCGGCGCGTGGCCCAAATTCTGGACGACGAACAACAAGAACGGAGCGGCCGCCGAGGACGCCGGGATTCCCTGGCCGATCATGGTGGTCGCCTCGCTCATGAAGCACGGGTTCGACGAAAAGCGGGCGTGGGAAATGCCCGAGTGTCAGGCCATATGGTTCAACGCCTGCTTCGGCGCGATGAACGGTTCGGAGCAGAAGATTTTGACCACCGACGAAGAGGCCTTCATGGCCGAGCAGGAACGGCTCGAGAAGGTTGCCGCCTCCGCAGAGGTAAAGACCCCCGCCGCCCATGTCCCAGAAACTTGAATATGAACTGAAAGGAAAGTCCGACGTCGAGCAGGTGACGGGTCGGGCGAAGAAGTCCGTCGAGACCCTCGGCCAGTCATTCAAGAAGGCGGGCGACGACATCGTGAAGAAGTTTACGGGCATGCTCGCGGGGGCCGTCCTTTTCGACAAGGCGCTGAACCTCATCACAGGCACGTTCCGCGACCTCGGGGAAGTGGCCGACCAGGTCGACCGTTCCGGCATCTCCGCCGAACAGTTCCAGAAACTCGCCTACGCCGCCCAGCAGTCCGGCGTGTCCATCTCCACCCTGGCTAAGGCCACCCGTCAGCTGCGCGTGGACATGGCCGAGGCCGCCGCCGGCACCGGGGATAAGATCGAGATGTTCAAGGCCCTCGGCGTCTCCATGGAACAGCTCAAATCCGGCGACGTCATGGCCGTATTCATGGGCATCTCGCAGGCCCTTGGCGGAAGCGCCGACGACTCTGAGCGCCTGCTCATCACGACGGCCCTGTTCGGAGACAAGATCGGCAACGACATCATCCCCCTCTTGAATGACTTCAAGAAACTCCAGAAGGACATCGCCGACGCTCCCATCGTGGACGCCAAGACCCTCAAGCTGATCGGGGAATACAACGACGGCATGGACCGACTCAACGCCAAGATGAAGGTCTTCGTCGCCCATCTTTTCAGCGCTTACGAAACCTACTCCAAGTGGATGTCGAAGGTCGCCGAGGATGCGGCCAGCGGCGTTTTCTCATTCCTCAACAAGATCGGGCTAGGCGGATTTGCCTCTGACGCGGTAATCACGATGGTTCCCAAGACCCCGATGGGCGCAGCCCTGGAGGCGATGGGCGCCGACGGCACGACCCGCCCTCAACCCGTGCCCGCCGCATCGAACGCCAATGAACGGACGAAGGCCGTGCTCGACGCCATCAAGGCCGGCACCAAGACCGAGAAGGACAAGGCCGCCGACACCAAGGGACAGTCGGTCGGCAGCTCCGCCACCTCCGTCTCCGGCAACGTCATCGGCGTCGGCCAGAACCCTGTCGTCTCGGCCATCCATGAACAGGTCGAGATCGCGAAGCAGCAACTCGAATACCTCCGCACGATGGCGACCAGGACGACCGCATCGGGGACATCCCCCGACCTGACGAACAAGGGCGCCGTCCCCCAGACCCCGGCGACCTCTCCTATCAAATAATCTTCCAACATGACAATCGTCGCAAAAGGCAATCCGCTCACGACTAAGTTCCCGCAGCCGGGTTCGGTCTACGAGACCGACGGCTACGGACTGCTTACGGCCAAATCCACCTATATCGTCGACCAGGCTGTCGGCGGGTCGGCCGTCATGACCGGGCAGGTTCACCCGATCTACTCGGACTACTTCTGTCACAAGTTTTCCTTCACGCGCAACGACCTGAACCTGGACGTGATCACGGCGGAATATATCGGCATCCAGCCTTCGGTCGGCAGCACGACCCGCCCCAACGTCACGGCCTCGCACGGCCTGACCTCGGAGCACATCACGACGCACCCTAACTTCTTCGGCCCGACAGCCCCGTTCACGACCGCCATCGCCGGCACGGGGACCACGTTCACCTCATCGCCTATCAATGACCAATACAAGGTCGGAGGCATCTTCGGCGCCCACTTCAAGGGCACGGCCACGAACGCCGGAGGCTTCGTCGGCTTCCTCGACTCCTCGACCGCCGACAAGCAATACTTCTACGGGAAGAACCAATACCTCGCTCCGACCTCTTCCTTCTCCGGGTGCGTCTATACGAACAACGCTTCCGTGGTCACGGCGATGAGGAACGCCGTAGGCAAGACAAGCAATACCAACTCGTTCTCAGGAACCAAGCTCCTGCCTGACCACGTCGGAACGGTCTGGACGGTCACGGCCAAAGGCACGGTCCGCAACACGCTCATGCTCTCTCAGGTGTCCTTCGAGGATTACTGCGTCATCCAGGCCACCGGCGTCCCGCTCATCTTCAAGATCAACTACGAGCTGCGCTTCAACCGCGAAGGCTACCCCGCTGAAGTCTACGCCCCCGCATGAGCAAGATCCAGCCAGGCTCAGGATACGGCTTCACGTCGGGCGGGTATGGTTTCACGCTCAACGTGGACACTCCTTTCAATGACGATACGACCGAAAGGACTTTCCTCGTGGCGTCGATTTCTGGAGACAAGGTCAGCGTAAGCCCAGGAACAATCAACCGATACATCCCCAAGATCGGGACGACCTTTATCGACGCGGCGACACCTCCGACGATCACGGTCACCGGCCCCGGATACGTCCTCGCCAAGGCCACCTATGAGGTCAACACCTTCTTCCCGAGGACGGCCACCATCGTCTACGAAACAGGCTCCACCGTCCCGGCGGACACCAACACGGATAGTTATTACCCCCTGGCCCGCGTCAACGAGGTTTCCGTCGGAGGGACGACGACCCTGACCCTGAACGTCCTTAGCACGGGCAATCTCATCGTCAACCGCCTGAAGGCCGGCAACAACATCGCGACCTGGTGGTGGTCGCCGCTCTGACAGATGGCGCAACCGTGGAACAGTTCCACGCCATATTCCGGCGGCGCCGTCGTATCTTACAACGGCCTGGAATATGTCCGCTCAAATTTTCCTGTCGGAGCGACCAGCGGAACGCCGCCCAACGAAGAGATGGGAGTCGACACCTACGGCAACGCGGTCAGGACATGGACATTGATACTGACGCCAACCAGGGTCCAGAAATACGTCATGCATTATTTTAGGCTGACATACCCGGAGGACGGCGCGTTCGACTATTCAGGGATGCAATTCTTAGCCTCGAACGCCTACGACGAACCCCCTGACCAATACACCAACGGAACGACCAAGGAGTACGATCAAGCCAAGACGAACCCAGCCCCCCAACCTAATAATCCCGTATGCCCTGCCGATAAGTGCGGAGTCGCGATGCAGGCATCCAATGTGATTGGGCCTTACATCGAGCTTTTTATCCCCTACGTCTTCGTCGGGCGGACTTACTATCATTACGTCATGTTCAACCATCCGCTTTATTTCAGGAGAAGCATCAGTTTTAAGTCTGAAATAAGGGTCACCACGACGGACAAGAACCCACCCGCCGACCCGGTGATAACCTACACATACATCAATACCACATACGGCCCTGACGACCGCAACTTCGCGTTCCAAGTTGACCTTGATTACTACGTCCCCGCCAACTCAGCCTTCACGGTGATCGTCCCGCCGGACGTGAACACGCCCGACCAGGACATCGTCTATCAGTTCCTCGGGACGCAGATGCTTGAGATCGCCCCCAACGATTAGTCGGATACTTTGACGGGATGCCCGACCCCGCAGTTTTAGACCTCCATGGCCGACACCGTCACATTCACCAGAGGCAATAGTTTTGCCGCGACCTTCAGCTGGACACCCGGCGCCACCGGCCCGGCTAATCTGCTGACGACCACCCTCACCTCGACCCTGCGCGACAAGTGCGGGAACGAGTACGCCATGACCGTCACCAAGGCGGGCGACGGCCTGTCCTTCACCGTGGCCTATCCCGGCTCGACGGCCGATTGGCACCTAGGCCTCGGCTCCTGGGACATCAAGTTCGTGTTCCCCGGCTCCTCCGTCACTCACTCGGAAGTCTTCAGGGTGCACGTCGTCGAATCCATCACCGCCTGATCCATGCCATTCGGAACCATCACCTCGACGGAGAACACGTTCGGCTCCATCACGGGAGCGGTCACGGGAGTCGTCGCCGGCACCCTGTCGGGAAGCATCGGCGTCCCTGGGCCGGCTGGTCCTACGGGTCCGCAGGGTCCGGCCGGCGCGGCAGGCCAAGGCGTGCCGGCTGGCGGGACGGCTGGGCAGTTCCTCACCAAGATCGACGGGACGAACTACAACACGGACTGGACGACCATCAACCTGTCGGCCTACGCGGTCAAGGCGAACAACCTATCCGACCTGACGAACGCTGGAGCGGCTCGTAACAACATTGGGCTTGGCGCGACCAACACCGTCGCCTTTACGACGGTCAACCTTGCCGGCACCTCGGGTTCATTTTCCACGACCGCCTCCATGTCCGGGGTCGGCAACGCCCCGGTCTTCTCCTTCAACAACCCAGAAGTCGTCGATGGAGATACGATCACCCGGCAGGCTTTCACGGTCAACAAGGACGGCATCAGCCACCTGAACTACACGGCCTATGACTCCGGGGTTCCGGATGATGGGTTCCGTATGTCGTATGACGCGGCTACGGGAAAGTTCCTCGTGGATCAGATTGTCGACGCCGGCTCCGGCGGAGGGGTCGTTGCAGCAGGCTACCTTAAGCCTGACGAGATGAAAGTCTCTGCGGTCGTCTCAGGAGTTTCAAGTTACATCAATCTGGATGCTGATGCCGCTGAAATCAATGTCTACAGAGGAACGGATTACACCATCATCCAATACAATGGTATCACTTTAGATGCTGGCGGAAACAATTTACATATCACGCCATCAGGTATCACCTTCACAGACGCCACCTTCCAGGGAACCGCCTTCCCCGGCTTCAACAACGTCGCGCTGACGGGCAACCCCACCGCCCCGACCGCCACCTTCGGCGACAACGACACCTCGATCGCCACGACGGCCTTCGTGCAGGCTGGCCTCCTCGGCGGCACGGCGAACGCCCGCAACCTCGAGGTCGAGGTCCGCAACCAGTCCGGCTCGACGATGGCCGCCGGCACGATCGTCTACGTCAGCGGAGCCACGGGCAACAAGCCACTCATCACGAAGGCCCAGGCTAACAACGACGCGAACTCCGCCCAGACCATCGGCTTCGTCAAGACGTCCATCGCCAACAACGGCACCGGCTACGTCATCGTCCGCGGCGAGCTGGAGAACATCGACACCTCGGCGCTGTCGGAAGGCGCGCAACTTTACCTCTCGCCCTCGACGGCGGGAACCTGGACCACGACCAAGCCCTCCGCCCCTGAGCATCTGGTCTACGTCGGCGTCGTGATCCGTTCGCATCCGACCCTCGGGACCATCCTCGTCTCGGTCCAGAATGGCTTTGAGGTGGCGGAGCTTCATGATTCGGCCATCAGCTCTCCGGCCAATAACGACCTATTCGTCTACGAACTCTCGACGGACCTCTGGAAGAACAAGTCCTTCTCGACGCTGGGTCTGGCGACCCTCGCCTCCCCGGCCTTCACGGGCACGCCCTCCCTGCCTACGGGGACCACGGCGGTCACGCAGTCGGCGGGCAACAACACGACGGCCTTGGCGACGACGGCGTTCGTGCAGCAGGAAGTCCCGGCGGCCTCGACGACGGCGGCGGGCAAGGTGGAATTGGCGACCAATGCGGAGGCCTTGACGTCCACCTCGACCACGCTGGCGGTCACGCCTGACGACGTCCCTTGGGCCATCAGCAACGGGAACATCCAGCGCCTCGATTTCATCAACAACACCGCCATCTCAGGAAGCGGATCCGTGACGACTGGTTTTCCCGGCTATCGGCA